AAAAATTTGACAGTCGTTGTGAACAGACTAGGCTCTTACGGATTGACTTGAGTAAATTGTCGTGTGGTGAGTAAGGCTGCTGTCACGGAACGGGCGGCTAAATTGATTGAATCATTTGCCATTCATTAAGCCCTTCCCGACTGTCTAAGTATATATTATACAGCGATTGGGGTCGAGATTCAAGATTAAATTTCTGGACCCTCAACCGCCATAATCAGCCCAGCTTGGCCACCAGTGCTTCCAGCACGTCGTGGTTGGCCTTTTCCAGCGATTCAAACACTTCTGGGGCCACACCGCAACGCTGTGCAAGTTGGTCCACCAGGTCTGCTTTACGCACGCGGTGTTGGCCGGTGGCACGGGTTTTAGCCACGTACACGCCTTCACGTGCAAGCTTGGCGACCACGCTGCGAGTGGTTTTGCCCAGGCGAGTGGCCAGTGCCTCCACGGTTTCACCAGCTTGGTAGCCGGCGACGAGTTCCAGGGTTTGGGCTGGGGTGTAGTTGGTTTTGGTAGCTTCAGTCATCATATGTCCTTTGGTTGGTTTCTGCGCTGTTAAAGATATTATTATACTGTTAAAAGGGAACATCGTCAAATTCAAAAAATTCGGGGTGTGCGCTGGTATCTTGAAAAATTTCACGAAGTTCTGCGTCCACAAATTCTGAATACTGGTCGTAGTGAAAATCTGCGAAAAAATCGGCTGTTGTCATCTGGGATTCCCTTTCATCAATACAATAATTATACAAAAGTTTGGCACTTGCAGCAAATTTAAATTTTCGCACTTGACACGCAAAGGATTACCACTGTATAATTGGCGCGGCGGGACCCTCAAATTTTTCCACTTGTCAAGGATTACCACTTTGGCGCAGGTGCGCACCTGGTGAGTACTGGAGTACTCATTTTTCATTTTTTATGAGATTTGAATACCAAAGTACACATGTAGGCATTTCGTTCACAATTTCGTCCTGCAAACAAAAGTAGTAGTGTTGTTTTTCCGCCACGAAAATGTAACAGTTTGTAAATTTCCTTGACACGGGCGAAAATTATGTGGTATAATTTTGGCGCAGCAAAGTAATACTTTTGTTTTCAATTCTATCCGAAAACAAAAGTATTACAATTTATTTTGGGCAAAATAAAACCCCGATTATCTCGGGGTTTTAAAGTTAATCTTGAATTAATGCGGATCTGGGGATTTTAATTAATCCAGCCAGATAATCAATTTCCCATTCATAATGCTGGAATACCTCATAATCATAGTCGCCAGTAAATTCCAGCATATAATCGGCGGCTCGATTAATATAATCGGGGCGGATTTTCTCAAATGTCCAGCCATTATAATCTTGTGGATTAATTCCTATTTGAGCAAATGTCAGAATCAGGGGTTTATCGGCAAATGAGGGCAAATTGAAAAGCATTTATTTTCCTTTCAGAGTGTTTTTAATAACATTAAACAGAAAAAATCCCGCCATGCCAACCCAAAAACCAGGAATTTGATATTGTGCATATCCAATGGCTTCGATAAAGTAATTGTAAACAAAATACAAAATCGGATAAACCAGAAAATATGTTCCGAAAATCGCGCCGATAATATGTGCCATTTTATTTCCTTTTGAAAAAATCCTATTATAAGGGAGATTATCCCTTATAATAGGGCTTTCGCCCTATTATATCAGATTGGCTTAGAATTTGCCAATGCGGAAAAGATTTTTTCCAATGCCGTTTTATTGGCTTTTGTCAGGCTTTCAGTTTCAGCCTCTGTCAGTTTCAGAATCGCGCCGATTGCATCGGCGTGAGCGTCTTTTTTCACAACTGGAGCGCCAGTTTTAGAAACGTAAGTTTTAGCTTTGTAAACGCCCTCGCGTGAGAGTTTGGCAACAATCGAACGAACGGATTTACCCAATTCGTTTGCAATTTGCTCGGTTGTCACGCCTGCGACATAATCGGCCACCATTTTGGTGGTTTGCTCGGGAGTGTAGTTAATAGTTTTCATTTTTAGCCTTTCGTGCTGTGGTGTGTTGAAGTCTCTATTATACATGGGCAAATCAGAAAAAACAAGCCAGTGGGCAAAATAAATTGTAACAGTTGCCAGAAATAAATTGTAACAAACCCCAAAAAATTTGCAGTTTTTGCTTGACACGGGCCAAAATTATATGATATAATTTTGGCGCAAAATTGAATACCGGAGTATTCAATTTTTTCTGAGAACCTGAGTATTAAAAAAAGTTGTTGTAAATACCTAAAAGGTTTGCGGCAAAAAATGTACCATTAAGTACACCAAGCGCTTTGTCTCGCTTGACCCAGGCCACGGTCAGCCAAGCGGCAGAACCAAAAGTAAACAAAACATAGCCGATTTTAAACATTGCGCTTGCAACTGCAAACGAACCAAGAATACTTACAAAAGTACCGAACCAAGAAACAAAAGTAATCATTTTCGGGAAATCTCCATTGTGTGATAGGGGTTAGGCTCAAGCCCATAGTTTACCATAATTTCGCACCATTTTTCGCCGTGGCCGCAAATTTTTTCTGACTCGCCAAACAAGTTAAAATCGGCTTGGTGAATAATCTCATGCGGAAGTATTACATCCATCATGTAATTGAAACATTTGGTATTAGCCGCAAAGAATTTGTAACCCATTTGTATGCGGTTTTCATGCTGAAAACATTGTCCAGCGCAACGCCAAAAGTAAGGGTTAAGTTCTATCTTTGGCTCATTGTAGTGAACCAAAGGTGTATATAATTCGCAAAGTGAATCCCAAATCATTACAGTTTCAAGTTTCAGGTGTTTGATTAAGGCTTTTTTGTCCATGCCACAATTCTATCACAAAAAGGTGTTGTTTTTTAAACACACACAAAAAATAAGTTATTGAAAAAAGCTTGACACGCCCACAATTTATATGATAAAATTGGCGCGCCCGCAAACAAAAGTATTCATTTTGCAATGTAACGCTTTTGTTTGCAAACGCAAAAAAGCCCCGAAGGGCTTTTTTATTTTCGCGGATTAATTTTATAATAGGCGATAATCGAAATAAATATAATGTTGGCCGTATAATTAAAGATTAATGGCCAATGCCATTTTGGGATAATATAAACAATTGTAAATAATTCTCCCACGCCCCACATAATTAAAAATCCCCATGTTAATCCGTCAGATTTTCCAGTTTTCCAAGATTCAATGGCCTGAGGTAATCCGCAAAATGCCAACAAAATCCCGCCAATCCAGCCAATATATTCCATTTGATTATCTCCAGATAATCGGGGATTTCTCCCCGATATTAATTAAGCCGCTTTAAAGTGATCTTTAACCTGAAATTGTTTCCAATTATATGGGGTCATTTTCTCGCGCCAATCGCGCTTATTTACAATGGCCTGCAAAATCGGCAATTCAAAATCACGGGCATCTTCAAGGGCAGTATGAGGCTCGATTTTAAATTCACCATCAATAAACCCGCAAACAGATTCCGCAGTGGTGGAAAATGTCATATTGTGATTAACTGTGGGCTTATTAAAAAGGTGATTATCCAAAACAAATTGACGATATTTGCGAGAATTGCAAATATTACCAATAGCCGCTTGCCACAAACAAAATTTATTTGTGAAACCGGTCAAATCAATATCAGTATTTTGGCATTTATCCAAGTCAAAAGCCAGATTATATGCAGTCAAAATCGGGTCATATTTACCAATGGCTTGATTGATCCATTTATTTACCGCATTAACTGAGGCCAGCATACGAGTGCCATTATCAAGCATTTTGATATAATTGGCTTTTCGTTTTTCCAAACCAGCATATCCCCAAATATCATTGGCTTTTTTATCGTGGAACAATTCAAAATTATTATAATGGCCATTAATCAAAACCGCGCATTGATTGTGAATCTTGCCTTGACGGTCAACGATAATGATGGCAAAATCGGCCACGGTGTTTTCGATTGTGGTTTCAGTGTCGAGAATTGCGAAGAATTGTTTTTTAGCCATTTTGTTTCCAAATACCGGAACCGCCGGATTGTCGCGGATGCCGCATTGTTTGCGGCATGGATGTATTATAACCCAGTTTTTGCCCATTGTGCGGGTTTTTTGCAAATTCCCAAAAAATAAAGTGTAACAAACCGCCGACATTGTTACAATTAAATGTGTTGTTTTTAGAGGAAAAGGCTTGACACGGGCAAATATTATATAGTATAATATTGGCGCAGTTTTGCAAACCAAAGTATTCATTTTTGGTTTGCAAACAAAAGTGTTATTTTATGCCATATTTTCTTTTTGTTTCATTAATGGCCAATTTTAATTCTCCCCTATATTCATTATATAAATGTTTTTGTCCAACAATAAAAAATATAATAGTGTATATTGGAATCAATAACATATTAAGCCAAAATTTAATGCGATTAATCATTTTATTTCCTTGATTATATAATCCCCGAAGGGATTATATTTTAGTGGCCTTGTTTTGAAGGAACATAAACCCCGCGAATATTGAAACGGTCACAAACCGCTTTCAAATAAGTGGTATTATCTTCATAAAAAGTAAATTCAGCATCCTTGAAATTCTTGAGATTAAAGAATTTAGCCAAGCCAGCGATTTTCAATTTACCGCCTGAAGTAGTATCGCCGTCAACCCGTGAGATAATATAATCAGGCTCACCCAAAACCGTTTTAATAAATTCATTATCGGCATCACGCAAAACACGGGCAGTAGCGATAATCACAAAAGTATTATCGTCAGCCAAATCAGCCCGATATTGTGCGGCCAATGGCAAAAGGGAATCATCCATTGCGCGGTATTCATTTTCGCGCCAGTAGTTCAAATCAATACGTTCGCCATTTTCGTCAACAATGGTACGATAGCGGTGAAGTGAACACACAATAGTACCATCCATGTCGTAAATTGAAACTTTAGTAATCTTTGCCATTTTAGAACATCCTTGTTCGTTGTCGATGAATGAATTATACCCGCAATTTTCCCGATTGTCCCCAATTTCCGCAAAAAGAAGTGTAACAAACCGCCCCCATTGTTACAATTAAATGTGTTGTATTTATGCAAAACCCCTTGACACGCCCAAATATTATATGCTATAATATTGGCGCAAAATGAGAAACAAAAGTTCTCATTTTGGGTTGCAAACAAAAGTGTTATTCTAAGTCAACCTCCGGAATATAAACCTCACGCAAACCAAAAGCCTTTTCCATTTTGCGCGCATATTTAATAAACTTGGGCCCATGTGTTTCATGCGCCTTGTTTTCTTCTTGCCACGCATGGATTAGCTCATGGGCAATTAGTACATCCAAATCACGGGTATTATCTTTGTAATATACCGTAATCAAATGTTCTTTGAGTTTGCCGGTTTTGTCAGAATATTCAGGCTCATATTCGGCATCGGCCCATTTATTTTTACGGGTAATGATTCGCAGATTCACGGGCTTTTTTAAACCCAAGAATTTAATATATTCATATAAATTTTTCATTTTGAAAACCATCCAATCAATGCAATTTTAATTCCCACAAAAGCAATAAAGCCAACAACATAAGCCAAAAGCAATTCATATTCTGTCATATTATGCCCCTGTCATCATTGCAAAATAATCCTCAAATTCCCCATCTGTCCAAACCCATGCAGGGCACATATTCATGAGGGCATCATAATATGCGCCTGACATATTCCAAACGATGTAAGTATTTGAGTTCATTTTAACGGTCTTTCAATCGTTTCATTATAGCAACAAACCAAGGTTTGTCAAACAATTCTTTGAGCCGTTGCTCTGGGTTGTACCATTCGCCAGTCTTACGGTCTTGAACCAATTGGGGTGTTTGTTTGTTCGTCATGTATGTATTATATCAGGGCGGCAAGCATTTCATCATTGTATTTATCAATCGCAGTCATTAATAAAATCAATCGCAAAACCCTTGACACGGGCCAATTATACGTGGTATAATTGGCGCCTCTGGAAACGAAAGTATTCATTTCCAGAGTGCAAACAAAAGGTTACATATTCTCAATCGTGTAGGTGGTCTTGCCAGTCACGCGAACGGGCACGCCACGGAACCATTCGACAGTTTCACAAGTCACAGTCTCATCAGAGTTCGCCCACAGTTCCCGAATCACGCCGTCCACATCCTCACCAGTTGCCCAAAAGTCCTCACCATAGGCATTTTCAAATTTACCGATCAGCATTTCATTCTCCAGTTAAAAAACAATTATATCACAGAAAATGCAGGGGCCAAAGCCCCTACAATCTATCAGGTCTTTTCAGCCTTGATGAAATCAGCAATGGCTTTCAATGCTGTTTTGTTGGCCTTGGTCAGCGAATCAGCATCAGCTTCGCCCATGCCCAATGCCTGGGCAATGTAGTCTGCGAATTCGTCCTTTTTAACCACGGCTTCGCCAGTCTTGGTTTTGTAGGTCTTGGCAGTGTACACCTTTTCGCGTGACAGTTTCGCAACCACAGAGCGCACAGTCTTGCCCAATACCTCAGCGATAGCCTCAACAGTTGCACCGGCTTGATAGTCGGCAACCATTTTAGCGGTCATCTCAGGGGTGTAGTTTACAGTTTTTGCAGTCATCATTTTCTCCAGGTTAATCAGGGTTTCATCACAAGTGTGAAGTATATCACGAAAGGGGTGGCGATGCAAGCGGCAAAGCCAAGCGCATCAAAAAGTTCACGTTTACTCATACCAAACATCTCCAACAATCTTGCCGTCAATTATAACATAATACGCGGTCATATGTGCCACGCGTGCAGAAAAATTCTCTGCGTCATGTTGCACAATGCTATGCGCTTTTGGATCCTTTGCAAGGATCGCTTCAGTTGCTTGTTGTTTCGTTGTCATGGGTTTATTATATCACGCTTTTGCAATCGGTCAACAAGATTTTAGGATTGTTACAAACTGTTACACAATAGCTATTTGGTTCACAAATCGCTTTGAAAACAAAAGTACACATACTAGGGGGGATAGTAGACTTGAGTATTCACACACGCCACGGGACCCACCCACACGCGGCCTATTTAAGAAAAATCCGAAAACACTTTGGGTGCCAACATCGACCCTAAACCGCAACAACTTAGCCGGTGCCTAACGGTGTGACAGCACGCGGCCTATTTAAGAAAAACCAACGCAAACCGCTTGACCCACAACCACAGCAAATCGACCCCCAACCAACCCAATCCACCCAAACCGTCCCCGATCTCCCCAAGCACACCAAAAATCCCACTTGCCCCCACCGAGCCCCCTGTGGTATAATCGACCCAAAGAGGAATAATCTATGCAAAATTTACCTGCTGAAACGCTACAAATTGCCCCGGAAGCCCTGGAAGTGGCAAATTGCTACCTGCAACTACAGGATGCTCGCCGTGTTGCCGACGAACTAGACTTGCCACCAACACTGGTTACTGAAATACTTGGCCGCCGCGAGGTCAAGTCGTACATCGACCACGTATTCATGGACACCGGATTCAACAACAAGTTTGAAATGCGTGCGGCTATGGATGCGCTTATTAAGAAGAAATTCCAGGAGCTGCACGAGTCCGATACGGGATCAACCAAGGATATTGCCGAACTACTCCAGATTTCGCACAAAATGTCAATGGACTTGCTAGACCGTGAAATCCAGCTGGAAAAGATCCGAGCAGGCAATGGTGGCCCACAAAAACAAGTTAACGTGCAGATTAACGAAGGCCTAGATGGGTCGAAGTATTCTAGTCTAATTTCGCGCCTGATTAGCGGGGACGGAGTTTAATGTTAACTATCTCTCGCCCAGATGTAGAGCGTGATGCTATTACGGAATTTCCTGCCGACACACGCTTTATCAAGCTGCCTATCACCAATTACCTAAAGCTGCTAGGCATTTACGAGTCGATTAACCGACCCCAAATCGCACTAATCAACGCAGTCAACGATCCCAAGTACCGTTTTGTATGCGCTGCGCTTGCGCGCCGACTTGGCAAAACCTACATAGCCAACGTGGTGGGTCAACTGGTGAGCCTGGTACCTGGTAGCAATGTCTTAATCATGTCGCCAAACTATAACCTGAGTGGCATTTCGTTTGAGCTACAACGCAAACTCATCAAGCACTTTGATCTCGAAGTGTCACGTGATAACTTAAAGGATAAAATAATTGAACTCTCAAATGGTTCAACTATTCGTATGGGCAGCCTTAGTACTGTCGATAGTTGTGTGGGTCGGAGCTACGATCTTATTATATTTGATGAAGCAGCGCTTGGGTCAGACGGAGAAGCCGCCTTTAACGTTGCCCTCCGACCAACCCTAGATAAACCGAATTCAAAAGCAATTTTTATTAGTACCCCTCGCGGTCGCAACAACTGGTTTAGTCAATTTTGGCAACGTGGCTTTGATCCCAAGTTCCCGGAATGGGTTAGTTTACAAGCGGACTATTCGGAGAACACTCGCATGGCCGAGTCGGATGTGGCTGAGGCTCGCAAGTCGATGAGCAAAGCCGAATTTGAGCAAGAATACTTGGCCTCGTTTACAGTGTTTGAGGGTCAAATTTACTCGCTAGCTGAGGGGGATGTGTGTGAACCCCCTCCGGATCTACGTGGCGAGGCTATTGCTGGCTGCGACCCAGGATACCGTGACTATACCGCGTTTTGCGTAATCATTTACGACCAGGTAGGCGACTGCTTTTGGATTGTGGATGAATACCTGGAAAATGAAGCTACCACACAACAGCATGCTGAACGGTTCCTGGAGCTAATGACTCGTTGGGGTGTGGAAACCGTGTTTATTGATAGTGCTGCCGCACAGTTTGCATCGGACTTGGCTTATATGTACGACATTGCATCGACCAAAGCCAAAAAAGATGTGCTGCCTGGTATTGCCTATGTGCAGACCCTGGTAGCACAAGGTCGACTAAAAGTCGCACCAAACTGTACACACTGCCTTGCTGTGTTTGACCAGTATCGCTGGGATACCAAGGAAGGTCTACAGCGCGAGCGTCCAAAGCATGATGACTACTCGCACATGGCTGATGCTATCAGATACGCGCTTTATACGTACACCTTGTAATTAAAAAGTCGATCCCACCAGCCTAGCTTTTGCAGTCGTTGTAGCTCGGTCTTATGCTCAAAGTAACGATCCTTGAACTCATTGGTGAGTTTTAGCAGGTCAAGGTAGTCTTGGTCAATAATATAACCATTGCTTTTATACTCTTCCAAGGCTTCTTCAGCTTGTTCTTGCGCCTCTTGTGCTGCGTTAATTTTGCCCTGCGCCTGGTCAATTAGCTTTAGGTGATCCCAGGTGCACAAGTGTAGCAACTCACGGTTATTGTTGATAAGTTCCGCAATTTCATCAGTACGCTCCAGTTTTGGATACGTGGTGTTGAGCATATCACCGCACTTAAACTGGTCAATTAACCACTCTTCCATGATATCAATATGATCTTGGTGGCAGTAGAAGATTGCCTCAGGTTTGGGCAAGCCACATTGATCGTACTCAACTTGCATTGGTCGAGCAGCCTTGCCAGTGGCAAATTTGTTAAAGTGCTGTTTCCAGCGGGTCTCCAAGTCTAGGGATTTACCAATGTAAAACTTGCCACTTGAAAAGGTTAGGCGGTAGATTCCAGAAGCCATATTTCCTCAATAAAATTATATTATACCGAGTTTGGCTGGCACGGGCAAGTCAAAATATCAGACCTGCAGCAGAAAATATGGTATTGACATTTTTCTGCTAACCATGTATAATACTAGTAATCTCAAAAGGTCCAATTAAAAAATGGCCAAGAACACAAATAAACGTATTCCTGTAAAGTGGGTTCGCGACCGAGCGAAAGCAGCATACGATAAAAAGTCCGAGTGTTTCATTTGCGACAGCACAAAAGACTTAGAACTACACCACCTACATTCGATCACAATACTCTTAGAAACGTGGGCCGACAGAAAAGGTTACGATATATCAACTGACGATGGCATTTTGGCTGTTCGTGACGAATTTATTCAAGAGCATAAAATTGAGCTTTATGACAAGGTTTACACCCTATGTAATCCGCACCATGTAGCTCTGCACGCCGTATACGGCAAAGCTCCTGCGGTAGGTTCGGAATTAAAGCAGCAGCGTTGGATTGAATTACAGCGTCAAAAGCACGTTTCAGGTGAGCGTCAAGTACCCAACTCCAGTTATGGTTCACTATTCTCAAGATTTATATAGGGAAATCTATGAACTGGATAACAAAAAGTACGGATTGGTTTCGTGAGAAGCTAAATCCTGCACAAACACGAATTGCAGAAGCTGAAGGCACACAAGTTGGCACTCAGTCGAAGCTGGCATATTCACAAGCATTTAAAAAGCTAGAGACAGTTAACCGACCAGTAAACATGCTGGTTTCGGCATGTGCTAGCTTAGACTATGATATTAAAGATAAAGTACACGACGGCGTTGTAGTTGGTGTGCGTCAAAAGACACTAAACACACTACTTAACTTTCGCCCTAACCCGTACCAGTCAGCACAAGATTTTCGCACTGCACTATTCACAGACTTCGTCTTAGAAGGCAATGCGTTTATTCACTTTGATGGTACTTTTATGTACCACCTGCCAGCGTCTAATGTAGAGATCTTAACGGATAGCAAGACGTTTATTCGTGGGTTTCGCTATAACGGTGCAGTGGACTTTACCGAATCAGAAGTATTTTATATTCGCGATTTGAGTTCGGAATCTATCTATCGTGGTGCTAGTCGACTGCAAAGTGCAGATCGCAGCATGAATATCCTGTACTCTATGCAGCAGTTTCAGGAAAGCTTCTTTGATAACGGTGCTATCTTCGGCTTGGTACTTACCACCGACAACACTCTGTCACAAGTAGCCAAAGACAAAACAATTAATTACTGGTTGCAAAAGTACAACACCAAACTTGGTGCTAAGCGTCCAGTTATCTTAGACTCAGGACTAAAGCCACACGCTTTAGCTCAAACAAACTTTAAAGACATGGACTTTGACCAGAGTATTAAAACTCATGGTGAGAAGATCATGCAAGCTGTAGGCGTTCCGCCTATCTTACTTGAAGGCGGTAACAACGCCAACATTTCGCCTAACTTACGCCTGTTCTACCTAGAAACAGTATTACCAATTAATCGTAAGTTTATTAGCGCCGTGGAAAGATACTTTGGTTACGACGTAGAAGCTATTACTAGCTCCGTTAGTGCCCTACAGCCAGAACTAAAAGACATTGCCGCGTACCATAGCACATTAGTTAATGCTGGTATTATTAGTGCTAATGAAGCTCGCGTAGAGCTACGTTACGAAACTAAACCTGGCAACGACGATTTACGAATTCCTGCAAATATTGCAGGTTCAGCCGCAAATCCTAGTACTGGGGGACGACCCGCCTCCGCTAAGGAATAACACAAAGGGGTATTATGGTAGATAAAAATAAAGTCCTGTTTTTAAACAGTTCTTTTACTAAGAGTGAACCTCTACCGACTGCCGACGGAAAAATTGATAGCATTACCATCGAAGGATATGCTTCAACTAATGACGAAGACAGACACGGCGATATTGTTCCTGCGAGTGTGTGGGAAGCTGGTATTAAGAATTACTTGAAAAATCCGGTAATTCTTGCGTACCACCAACATGACGAGCCGGTTGGTAGAATGACAGATCACAGAATTGACGAGAGAGGCTTGTTTGTTAAAGCAAGAATTTCCGCAGCTGCTGAGGATGTTTTCAATCTTGTAAAAGACGGCGTGCTAACCGCTTTTAGCATTGGTTTTCGTATCATTGATGCGGAATATAATTCAGCCTTAGAGCTGTTTGTTGTAAAAGAACTGGAACTACACGAAATCTCAGTAGTGTCTGTGCCAGCTAATCAAAATACACTATTTAGTCTTTCTAAGGCGTTTGATACGGCCGAAGAATTTAAATCTTTCAAAATGCAGTTTGCAAGCAAAAGCGACTCAGCTAAAGGGCTAGAAGCCTCCAGCGAAGTAAACAGCGAAATTAACGAGGAATTGGAAATGACCCAAGAAGAACTACAAAAAATGATGGCCGCTGCTGCTGAGCAAGCCACAAAATCTCTGCTAGCCGCTCAAGAAAAAGCTGCTGCAGAAAAAGCTGCTGCTGACAAAGCTGAAGCCGAATTACAAGCCCGTATCAAAGCTGCCGTTGCCCTAGCAACTCCAAGCGAAACTGGTGCCGAGAAGCTACTAGCTGAAGTTGAGAAGCGTCTAGCTGAACAAACAGAAAGCACTAAGTCAGTTGTTGCTGGCCTAGAGAGCGCTCTAAAAGAAAAAGCTGCTGAACTAGAAGCTATCCAAAAGTCCCGTATGCAATTCCAAGACGGTAAGTCTGGCGAAATGTCTTACGCTGACAAGGAAAAGGCTGTTGTTCTAGCTAAAATGACTGGCAAGGCCCTAGAAGGCACTAAGTTCGGTCGTCAAATGGTTGAAAAGTACGGTGCTCACGTTCCAAGCGCAACTTGGGAAACCGAAGTTAGCCTAAACATGGAAAACGAAGTTCGCCGTCGTTTAGTTGTTGCTCCTAACCTACGCAACATCGCGATGCAAACTAACGTTATGACTATCCCTGTAAACCCAGAAGCGGGTGTTGCTACATGGATGGCTAACACAGCCTTCGGTACTAGCGCAAGCGCCGGTAACACAGATACACACGCCCTAAAAGAGATTACTCTAAACGCGTACAAAGTAGCTACAAACGAATACATGGCTTACGAAGAAGACGAAGACAGCCTAATCGCTTTACTTCCAATCGTTCGTGATGGTATGATCCGCCGTGTTGCTCGCGCTGTTGACCGCGCTATGCTACGTGGTGCCGCAAGTGGTAACGATCCAGTTAAAGGTCTAGCAACTTACGACGCAGTAAGTGCCGTAACTATGGACATCTCTGCTAACGACAAAATGACTGTAGCTCGTCTACAAGCTATGCGCCGTGACCTAGGTGCATGGGGTCTAGATCCAAGCGAACTAGTTTACATCGTAAGCACAGAAAACTATTACGACCTACTAGAAGACCCAATCTTCCAGACAATGGACAAAGTTGGTACACAAGCTACTGTTCTAACTGGCCAAATCGGTGCAGTCGGTAACACTCCAGTTCTAGTTTCTGCTGAATTCGCAGACAAGGCTGACGGTGTAGCAGGTGCTATCGTATTCAACCCAGGTAACTTCATCGTTGGTAACCAACGCGGTCTACGTATCGATACACAAGACCTAGTTGAAACACAGCGTAAAGTAATGGTAGCTAGCCTACGTACTGGTATGACACAAGTTACAACTAACTTAGGTGGTGCAGTTTCCACCCTACGTTACGTAGCTTAATTAATTTGACAAGGAACTTCGGTTCCTTGTCTTTTATAAGGGTTTTTAGGAATCCTTATAAAAGACAAAAAGGATTTAGATATGGGATTGAATTTAATAACTAAAGCCGAATATAAAGCATACGCAGGAATTAGCTCAACAAACCAAGATGCTGAAATCGACAGTTTAATTCCCAAAGTATCTCAATTCGTAAAAACATATTGCCGCCGTAGTTTCATCGACTACGTGGATGAAATACTAACAGAACGCACAAGTGGCGGATTTGACAAAATAATTTTAAAAGAAACGCCAGTAGTTCAAGTACTTTCAGTTGAGAAAAGCACTGACTATGGAAAAACTTATTCTACCCTAACCGAGTATACGGACTGGGTATTAGATACTGAAGATAGCTCAATAGTATCACTTAGTGTTACAGGATTTGAAAAGCTCGTAAATGGTTACGCCGTAAGTTATTATGCTGGATACGAATCAGTACCGGAAGACTTAAAATTAGCTATTATGGACTTGGTTACATACTATCGTCAAAATGACGGAGCTGTACACTCCAGCAAAGCACCCGGTACTAATACCGTTCAAATTGAGTACGTATCAACAACAAATCTACCAGCGCACATTAAGCGTGTACTGGACCAATACGTAGCGGATTACGCATGAGTATAGCAGATTTCAAAAACGCCATTAAAGATAAAGCATATTCAGAGTGGTTCAAGAAATCTGCAAAAAGTATCTTTATTCAGACCAGTAAAGAGCTGCGTCCAATAGAACAAGTATCTCAGAAAACATCTTTTCTACTTACAGAGCAAGACATTGCCGATATTGGAGCAAAACTAGCCGGTAGAGGGCTAACCCCGCAGGAGCTTAGTACTATAAAAAGCGATCTGATAGCGTCTGTTAAACGAAAACGAGTAATTGTTAGAAAAGATAATTCTCTTTTCTTCCCTGTCATAGATTTTGAGACTGGAATCAGTAACGTACTTAAAAAGGGTTTTGATTCTATACCAAAGACAACTATACTTGATAAAAAGACAGGCCAAGAACGTGAAGTTCGTATTTCTGATTTCTATCAAAAAGGTCACGTATTCTCAATTGCCACCAATGTGGCAGAGCAAACAAGGCGTAATTTATTAGCAAGTAATGCTGCTCAGGAAACAAAAAACGCAATTCTTCCTATATTAGAAGCAGTAATAAGACAGCTACAATCAGACGATTTAGCCTCTAGTAATATTAAGTCCATAGATTTTGATCTTTACGCAAAGTATTCTAAAAACCCATATAAGTATATTGTAGAGATGCAGCCAGAAGAAGTAAACCGGGCGTCCGGCACAGCTTCTGCCCCAATCACTAATGCTTTAAGACGATACTTTGATCCAGCTAACTATGTACAGATAGAGAAGTTTTTTAAAACTCGCGCAACTGAAGATAGTTTTATACAGAAGTTAATTACTTCGCGAGGCTCGCCTTCTTATTTAGAATTACTGGAGTCACACTTAGTAAATACCTTAAAAGGTGAAAATAAAACTCCTACTACATATACTTTACCTCGTAGTAAGATAGCTGCAGAAAGTATAAAAGTAGATACTGGTGAGTACAGAAAAGAAATAAAGCTAACAATACAGAAAGTTAAAAAGTTATCAGCTTCTGTAAAAAAGGCCGCAGAATTAGCAAAAATCTCCGCCCGTAATAGATTAGCCGAAACACTAGATCTAAATAGTTTGCAAAATCTAATAAATGCACATTTACAAGATGTAGTTAGTGCTAATATGGGTGACGGTAATAGTAGAAACGTACTTAATTATCGTACAGGTCGTTTAGCCAGTAGTGCTAAAGTAGAAAGAATAAGTGAGTCACGCAGTGGGATGATAACTGCCTTTTACTCATACATGAAAAATCCGTATGCTACCTTCTCTGAAGGTGGTAAACAGCAAAACCCACGTTCACGTGACCCTAAATTGTTAATAGGTTCTGCAATCCGTGAGATTGCCGCACAAAGGGTTGCTAATAGACTGCGAGCAGTAGCCGTATGACAAAAAGAACCTCAATTACAAAAGCCTTAGCAGAAAAATTTAATTTGCTGCTTGACGGGACCGCCCCGTATAAAACCAACTTATATAATAATGCATACCCTAAACTAAAGTTCTGGGATGAAGTCAACGACTTTCCAAGCGTTTATATGGTTCCTGGTTCGGAAATGCGGGAGTACTTACCCAGCGACTTTACTTGGGGATTCTTGAATATATCTGTAAAGGTATACTGCAAAGGTGAAGACTCCCAGCAACAACTAGAAGAATTACTAGAAGACATTGAACGAGCCGTAGATGCAAATCGTGTTTTAGTGTACGACCAAGACAATCGCCTTGAGACTACCGAGATACTAATTCAATCAATCACTACTGATGAAGGGCTCTTAGCCCCATACGCAGTTGGTGAAATAAATTTACAAGTTCGTTACCAACTTGTATAACTTATAACCAAGAACCAAACGCAGATAATTGTCTAGCTACGGTAAAGGTTATCAACATTTAAGGATAATCCTATGGCATTAAATTTAATTCGTAACAGCAGAGTATTCTTCACAACAAACGTGAACTCTGCTGGTGAAGTCAAGACCACTGGTCTTACAAAAACCAACACATTTGAGATTCAAGTTCAAGACGGATTTAGTTTCTCACAAAATACAACTCAAGAAACCATTACACTAAACGAAGGCGGTGCAGCACCTATTCGTGGTCAGCGTAGTTTTAATACTACACTAGAGCCAGTTGATTGGAGCTTTACTACCTATATTCGCCCTAAGTTTGAAGAAGGTGCACTTGCAAACCCAGATAATACAGATGACTATGTTGGTGCTGAAGAAAGCGTACTGTGGAATGCCCTAACAGGTACTGGTGCTATTGGTGCTGTTGGTGCTGGATGGACAGCTACACTTGGTACAAACCCAGTTTCAACTGTTGCTTTCGGTAATTCTAACTCCCACCAACTACAAAAATTTGGTTTAATTATTGTTTTTGAAGCAATTGCTTACGTAATTGACAGTTGCGCTATTGAATCCGCATCTATTGACTTCGGCTTAGATGCTATTGCCTCAATCGCCTGGACTGGTCGCGGTACTGCTATGAGTAGTAAAGCCATTACAGTTGTTGATGATATTGCAAACGGTGAAGTTGACTTTACTGGTGACGTAACTGGCAGTGCAAAGATCAAAGACACTAACGCCAAGTATATTGCTAATAAGCTATCTACTATGAGCCTAGCACGTACAACGTTCCAAGGTCAGGGTGCTAAGACTTACACAGTTGCGCTAACTGGTGGTAATTTAACTATTGCTAACAACCTAACTTACTTAACTCCAGCTAACCTAGGCACAGTTAATAAAGCAGTTACTTACTTTACCGGTACACGCGCAATTACTGCAAATGTAACAGCATACCTAAAAACAGGTACAAATGAGAGTTCTACACTGTTAAGCGACCTATTAACAATGAGTGCTAGTGATGACGAAAACCAATTTGCTGTAAGTATTGAATTAGGTGGATCTACTAACGCTAACAAAGTAGTACTAGATATGCCGTTTACAATGGTTGGTATTCCTTCCGTTACTAGTGAACAAGTTATCTCTACAAGTATCAACTTAATGCCGCAAGCTGGTTCTACAACTGCTTACGACATTACTAATACAAACGAACTAACAGTTAAGTATTACGCAGCTGCTTAATTAAGGCTGCATTTTCATAGAGACTGGGTTGATCTCCAGTCTCTCTTTTTCAATTATAATAGAATAACATGACAATTTCCCTAAAAACCCTCCTAGTGCCTTCTAAGTCTGTTGAAGTCGAATATCCCGGTATGCCAGGATTCGTTATCAATTTGGCGTTTTTAAGCCGCGAAACTCTGCTGAATATTCGCAAAAAGTCTACAAAGACTAGCTTCAAAAACCGTCAGGCTTCTGAAGAATTTAACGAAGACCTATTCTTACAGCTTTATGTAGAAAACGCCGTAAAAGGCTGGAAAGGGCTAAAACTAAGTTACCTAGAGCAACTAGCTCCAGTTGACTTAAGTGGACAGTCCGACCTAGATGCAGAGCTTGAGTACACTGCTGAAAACGCGCTATATTTAATGAAGAATTCTAGCAACTTTGACGCATTTATTAGTGAACAGGTTACAGACCTGGGAAACTTTTCAACGACCAGCTCCAGCAAGTAAATCAACAGCTGGTCAGCTATATCCAAAACAGCTCCCTTAACATGACAAAAGAAGCATATTTTGAAATGTGCGAAATGTTGGGATCGGAGCCTGTTGAGTCAGAAATACCTGTTGAGTTTGATGATTTTCCACTAGAAATGCAGCAAGCGTTTGCTGTTTACAGAATGTTGCGAGATGAATGGGATACCATGAACGGCAACTATTTGGGAAAGTCACTTATAGGTATAAAAGACTTGTTGGAAGCAACAGAAATTGATCCACAAGATCAAAAGTTTGTTGTTATGTTAGTACGTATGATTGACCAAGTCAGATCTGATGAAATCAATAATAAGTTAAAGACTACTAAACCCGCTGAATAAAAATCAGCGGGTTTTTTTATGTTCAAAATTTTTTGGTTTGACATTTCCTGGCTTAAGTGATATAATGGTCTCTAGTTAAACTTAACAAAAAATTTTAGCCACCAATCCAACAAGGAGTACAGATGGCAAGTCAAGTAAGAATCGACCTAAGCGTCGAAGATACACGTGGTACGCTGGCCAAGCGTACCGCAGAAACAAAGGCTCTTAACAAAGAGCTAGAAACAACACAAAAACTATCAACAGGTACCCGTACTGGTAGCCGCGCAGTAGCTGCAAGCTATAGTGCAGCCAGTGAAAGTACTGCATATGGCCAAGCTCGTGGAAGTATGGGTAATACCGGCGCTAGCGGTCGTGATTTTGCTAATCAAGCACAAGGTCTTGGTGGCTTAGTTCGCCTATACGCTACTTATGCTGCTAATTTATTCGCAGTAAGTGCAGCTTTTGCCTCTCTTCGCGAAGCAATGAATACTTCCATGATGATCAAAGGTCTTGATCAATTGGGAGCAGCTAGCGGAGTAGCTATGGGTGGCCTAGCAAAACAATTTGCAGCCGCTAGTGATGGTGCAATTAGTCTACGCGAGGCTATGGAAGCTACCGCAAAAGCTACTACTAGTGGACTGAGCACTAAACAGTTCATGGAATTAGGTCAGGTAGCTAAGGGTGCTAGCCAAGCGCTCGGTGTAAACATGAGTGATGCCGTTAGTCGTTTAACTCGTGGTATTACTAAGCTAGAACCAGAACTATTAGACGAATTGGGTATTTTCACAAAAGTAGGAAAAGCTACCGAAGACTATGCCCGCAAAGTAGGTAAGAGTGTAGATAGTTTGACCGACTTTGAAAAGCGTCAAGCTTTTGCAAATGCAGTATTAGCAGAAGGTAAGCAAAAATTCAGCGAGATAGCTCAAGAAAGCAATCCTTATGACAAGTTGCTAGCTAGTTTAAAGAACGTTGCTCAAGGCATATTAGAAAGTATCAATACTGTAATTGGCCCTATAGCTAAACTATTTGCTGATAGCACAGCACTAATTGGAGTAGCTATAGCTGCAGCCGCAGTAAAGATTACACAACAAGCACTACCAGCCCTAACTAGTTGGAGAAACGGTATGAAACTAGCGGCCGAAGATGCTGCTAAGCGCGCCCAAGAAATTAATACAAGTTTCGGAGAAGCTTTTGTTGAGCGTGCACAACAACGTGCACGAGTACCTCAAATTCAACAAGCTCTTCAAGCTGCTGAAGAAGAATTTAAGCAGGCAAAACGTCAGTTTGTTGAATTAGATAATATATACAAAAGACCTAATGAGACTCTAAGAGCTCTACAAAAAGATAGACTACTAACTGAAAAAGAATTATCCGCTATAAAATCTGATGTAACCAAAAAGACTAACGAAAATACTACTGCAAGCTTAAACCATGCCAATAGTTTGGTTAAAGTACAGATGGCACAGCAAAAAATACTAGATCTTACAAAGGATCTATCTGCTGCTAATGATATTGTAGAAGCTCAGGCAAGTAAAAGATCTAGACGTGGTAGCGAAGAATGGCAACGTGAACAAATAGTTATAGACTCTAGAGCAAAAGCTGCTAAGTTAGGTCTATTAAGTAGCGTTGGTGAGCGCGTAGAGCAACAAGGTTTACGTGGTGGATTGGGTGGATTCTATTCAGAAACACTAGCAAGCAAAGACCTTGGCAGAATAGATAAGTTTAAAACAGTAGTAACAGGTACTTTTGCAGGTATAGGTACTGCTGCCGGTATTTTAGGAAAGTCATTAATGGGTGCATTTATGTACCTGGAAATTGCATTAGTTGTATTTGGTGCACTAAACAGCATGTTTTCTAAAAATGGTGCCGCAGTAGATACATTTAAAAGCTCTATGGATGGGCTAAGTGAAGCTACAAAGACGGCTACGAACGTTACTGAGAAATTTGGTAATACACTTACTACCGAAAGCATAAATGCAAAGGCGAACGCCTTTACTAACTTAACTGATAGTATCAGTCAGGTATCTAAAAGCCTAGGAACAGCAGATGCTCTTGCTAGTGGCTGGGATAAGTTTTTAGACGGATTTAAGACAGTAATAGGTAGCGACTTAAGGTCTACATTTTCTAAAGGGTTTGTTGAATCTATAGCGTCAGCTATAGAGCTGGCCCCAGAAGGTGAAATAAAGCAAAATCTTGAAGCTAAACTAAAGGGGCTGCTAGGTACCAAGAGTTTGGGTATTGAAGGCATTGCTAATGCAGTATCGAAAATCCCTTCCAAAGATTTAGTACAGGCTGCCAAAAATGTAAATGATATATTACAAGAAAGCGGAAAAATACTTAAGAATAGTCAGGCATTAACCCAGGATGTGAAAGAAACTGGAAAAGCTGCTGAAACGGCCTTCTTAAGTTTTTCTACTAGCGTATTTGGTAGTTCCCCTCTACAGACATTTTTAATTGCCACAACAAAAAATGTATATAGCCTTAAAAATGCCTTCAAAGATTCTACAGCTTCGGCCGCAGAATTTAAGAATATAGTTACAGGTACTACTAAGTTAGAATTACTACCTGCAGAACAAGCATTTCAGTTAAAATCTTTAGCCGATAACTATACTAGCATGCAGTATGGTTTAAAAGCTCAAATTAGCGATCTTGATAAAACTAGAGATCGTATTAATGAGATTACTCAAAGACTTAAAACACCAGGACTATTCACTAGAGACTCCTCAGCTTTAGTTGCAGAAAGAGCTGCTTTACAACAACAACTGCCACAACTACAACTAGACGTTCGCCAAACTGAATCTAGTTTAAAGCAAATAGCTAAAGAGGCCGGTGAAGTGCTCGGCCAAGCAGCCGAAAAACAAGTAGAACAAGTATTTGCACAAACAAAAATACGTTTAGCCCAATTAGATATTGGATATAAGCAACAAGTTATGCAAGGACTACCTGTAAAAACAGAGGCCGGAATAGCAGAAACTACTAAACTTGCAAAAGATGCTATAAATGCTGAGTTTGCACTAAAACAAAGTAATGAAACTTTAATTAACTCCATAGATTTATTACGTATTCAGATGGAATTAAGGAGTGCGCAAGAAAAAGTAGCTTTTGCTCGTGCAGAGTCTAATCCAAATATACGTGGAGCCTTATTAGCGGAAGCTACTACTGAAGAAAAGCGTATTGCTGATAAATTAACTGCGTTAAAATCAGGTAATATTGGAGAGTTGCAGAAGTACGTCAAAGAAGATCCAGCAGCTTTAAAAGCCATAATGAATCTTGAAAATAATCGTATTGCTAACCAAGAAAGACTAAATAAGTTAAAATTAGTTAGTATGACCGGTGAGTTAGATTTATTGGCCCTGCGTGCTGATAAAGAAAAAGAAAGTCTACAGAACGAAATCACTAGATTAAATAATGAACAAACATTATTTGATTTAAGAAAAGATGGTACTAGCGAAGCAGAAAAAGCCCAGCGAGCAGCTCAAACTGCGTCAGAGATAGCTATTAAAAACGCAAGATTAGCACAAATACCTTTACAGTTAGCTGCTGAACAAACTACTGTTCGTAGTAAGTATGGACTAGCAGGTGCCGTAGGTATGCAAACTCAGGAAAGATTGGCCGGACAGATGGGTCAAGCTGGGGCGGCTACCGGAGCCTCGGGCACTATATCTGGGCTTACCGCAAACACGAAAGCACAGGTAGCTGCATACAAAGAGTTAGCAGATGCGGCAAGTAAGACCTATGAACTAGAATCTTTAGCTTTAACAGATAATCTTGATACTCAGAAACAAAGTATTGCCGCCGAACGTGAGAAGCTTAGCCTGGCAGCAAGTACCGGTGCATTGACCGAGCAACAAATAGCTACAAGAACACGAATTCTTGCAGTACAGGATGCAGAAGTAGAAAGATCTCAGAAACTTTTAGAGATAGAGAAGAGTCGTACTGCTGAGTTAATTTCTTGGACTGCCAAATTTGTAGAATTTGGTGCAACGCCAGAAGTTTTACGTGAAAGGGACGCTATACTTGCACGCAATGCTGCAGCAACATCCGCCGCAGAACGCGACTATCAAAGTAAGCTACGTACAGCGGATATTACAGAAACTCTGGCATCTAAGCAAGTTAAGTACGAGCAGGTATTTAAAAATTCTTTTGATAACATGGCCGATGCCATACTAGAGTTCGCAAAAACCGGTAAGTTTAGTTTCAGTGATCTAGCTAACTCTATGATTACAGAAATTGCCCGTATTGAGCTAAGAGCACAAACTTCCAGTGTTTGGTCAGCCCTACGACCAGCTATATCTAATCTTATTACTGGATATACTCCTGGTGGTAGTGCAGCATCTAATATGCCTGATAATATAGATATTGGCGGTGGCTGGAGCCCTGCTGCTACGCAAGCCAAGGGTGGTGCTTGGGATTATGGAGTTCAAGCCTTTGCTAAAGGTGGCACATTTACAAACTCTATAGTGAACTCACCTACACTATTTAAGTTTGCAAAAGGTACTGGTCTAATGGGCGAAGCGGGTCCAGAAGCTATTATGCCTCTAGCTCGCGACAGCCAAGGTAACTTGGGCGTTCGCGGAGGGGGTTCTGGTGGTAATACAGAAGTTGTTATTAATAACTACTCTACTGCACAAGCTGAAACCAAGGAAAGTACTGATTCTCGCGGAAATCGTAAGATCGAAGTTACTATTGGTGATATGACTGCCGGAGAAATTTCTCGCAGTGGCAGTGCTAGCCAAAAAGCTGTAGGCGGTACTTTTGGACTAAGACCGCAACTAATTAGGAGATAAAATATGGCCTATGCTTATATATGGCCAGCATCCTTACCACAGTCTCCGCAAAAAGGTTTTGCGGAGACTGGTGGAGTTCTTATGTTAAGAACTCCTATGGATGCTGGACCGGCGAAGCAACGACGTAGAGGACAAAAGCCTCAAGGGTTGCAAGTATCGTTTATAATGACCACAGAGCAGACCGAAATATTGCAAGAATTTATAGAAGATACTCTTAAAGGTACTGCGCGATTCGGATTTACCCATCCTAGGCTGGGTACCACAGTTGAAACCAGAATAGTGCCTCAAGGAGATGGGGAACTATACACATTTACTTATATAGCTCCAGGATACTGGAATGCTAGCCTTAGACTAGAAATATTGCCATGAGCCGTTTAACGTCAATGTCGCCCGGCGCGCTAAAAGCCGTATTTTCACCTGATTCAGATGATGATTTAATTACATTATTAACGGTATATAATCCGCTAAATGAATCTGAAGTTATCGCACGATTGGCGGATGGCTACACTAAACGTATTTCAGAAACTGATAGTGAGGTAATATACGGTGTAACTAGTAATAGTTTGGATTACACATTCATACCTATGCAAGTATCCTTGCCATCAGAAGATGAGGCTCAGGCACCTAGGTGCTCTTTGGTAATGTATGATGTAACACGGTATCTTACACCGATTATAAGAACAATTACAGCTCCACCGCGTATCAAGCTAGAGTTAGTACTATCAAAAACTCCTGATATTGTGGAAGTATCATTCTCTGACTTTTACATAAATAATTTTAGTTATAACTCTGATTCAGTTACAGCTGATTTAGCTATGATTGATTATGAGCGCGAACCTTTCCCAATGCACTCTTTTACCCCCAGGTATTTTCCTGGAATGTTTTAAAGGAATATTATGAATTTTGAAAAATATATTGGTATTCCTTACCTGGAAAAGGGTCGTGAAACTACTGGCGTTGATTGCTGGGGATTAGTTCGCCTCATTTATAAAGATGAATACAATATAGACTTACCAAGCTTCAGCTCAGAGTATGAGATAGAAGATGATGCACGTATCGCGGAATTATTTGCACAGTACAAGGAAGCCTGGGAGCAGATTAGTACTCCAGAAACGGGCTCCCTAGTGCTGTTCAGAATGTATGGGCTAGAGTCACACGTAGGGGTAATGGTCAGCCCTACACACTTTATTCACGTTCGTGAGGGGCGTGATAGTGTTATAGAATCACTGGAAAGCTCAAAATGGGCAAAACGTATAGTAGGTTTTTACTCATATTCGGAAAAATCTAATGTAGTCTTAAATGCAGTACCTCATCCGCTAAAGACAGAAAGATATGTACTACCTGTAGTGCCAGGAACTACAGTAAGTGAATTAGTACTAAATATTAGCAAGCAATATAATATTGCCCCAGAACTAAAAAGTCGAATTAGCGTATTAGTTAATGGAATGGTAGTACCACAAGAAGTCTGGGCTACAAAAACTATTGGTTTAGGTGATGTAGTAGAGTACCGTGCAGTACCTGGTAAGGAAGCACTAAGAATGGTTGCAATTATAGCACTATCTTATTATGCTCCTATGCTAGCCGGTTCTTTAACCGGTTACACATCAGCAGCCAGTGCTGCAGCTTTAATGGGTGGCCAAGTTACCTTGGGGCTAACCGCCCTAAATATTGCAGCAACAGCAGCAATATTTTTAGCAGGTTCCGCTCTAATAAACGCAATCGCACCAATTCGCCCTCCAGCAGAACCACGTGATCCTGGAAGCTCAGAGCGACAGTTAATGGTAAGTGGTGGCTCTAACCAAGTTAGCCCGTATGGGGCAATACCTGTAGTATTAGGTAAAATGCGTATTACCCCGCTACTTGGCAGTAATAACTTTTTAACATACGAAAACGAGCGAGACAGCTATCTTTCAATGTTATTGGTATGGGGATATGGTCCACTAAACATTGATGATAGTAGCTATAAAATCGGAGAAGTACCTCTTTCTAGTTTTACTGACTACAACAAAATCACATTAGATCGTAAAACCGAACCTACTGCTACGGAAAAATTAAACTTCGATGCTATTTATGGCAAAGACGTAGTTCAAGTAAACACCGCAGTAGAGTTAGTGTGTGATGGTAACCCAGAGGCCAGCGTAGCGCCTGGGCCTTGGTTTGAAGCGGCAACCGAAGTAGAGTACGATGCAGCCACTCAGCTACCAGTACCTGTTACTGGAGTAACTGTAGCTATTCACTTCCCTCAAGGTCTGCGTGGTATTAAAGCCAAAGGCGACGGGGCAGGAGATTCATTTCCAGTTAATGTAGTATTTAATCTAGAATACTCTACTGATAATGGGGCAACTTGGCAATATTTAGACGGCCTTGGTCTGGGATCTGATTCCGCTAAAAAAGACGGATTTACTTATACTAAAACGTACAATAACTTAAACTATAATCAGATGATTGTTAGGGTTCGCCGCGCAACGGGCGATAATACCGACGACAACCCTGATAATCGCTATTACTTTACATCCGTACTGCAAAGCGTAACTTTTTTACGCAATGCTACCCCAGCCGTAGACCCTGTTGGGGCAAAGATAGCAAAAACGGCGTTCAAGATAAAGGCAACAGATCAGTTAAACGGAAGCATTCAAGGTATTAGTGCTATTGTACAAACTTGGTGTAAAACTTGGAACGGAAGTACGTGGGTAGATGGGGCTACAAGCAACCCTGCCGCTCTAATGCGATATGTACTAGAACACCCTGCTAATCCGCGTAGAGTAACTAATGCTGCTTCACAAATCAACTTAACTCAGTTACAATACTTCTACAACTACTGCCAAAGCAAAGGCTTTGAGTATAATGGTGTACTTGGACAAGCACGCAGCGTACTAGAAGTTATCCGCGATATTTGCGCGGCAGGACGTGCTAGTCCAGCACTAATTGACGGTAAGTGGACAGTTATTATTGATGAGGCCAAGCCTAATGTTGTGCAACACTTTACTCCGCATAATAGCTGGGGTTTTGAGGGCTCCAAAGCACTACCAAAGCGCCCAGATGGCTTACGTGTTACTTACTACGATCAGGATCGCGACTATCAAGAATCTGAGATCATAGTTTATGAAATTGGAAAAAACGCTGGTAATGCAAGCTTATTCGAAAGCATAACACTGCCTGGTGTAACTAAGAAATCTCTTGTAATTGACCATGCTCGTTGGCACTTAGCACAAATGAAGCTTCGCCCAGAGGTCTATACCCTAAACTGCGACATTGAGTATCTAGTATGTAATCGCGGCGATCGTGTAAAAGTAATGCATGACGTACCTATGTGGGGTTTAGGTAGTGGACGCGTTAAAAATCGTACATCTAGCTCTGTGCTAGAGCTAGATGAAGCCGTGCCAATGCAGTCAGGCGTAAACTACACGATCAGGTTTAGAAGTGCTACTGGAGCATCGGCAACAAGAACGGTAGCAAGCGTTAGTGAAGATGGGTACTATAATACTATTACCCTAACATCCCCTGTAACTGCAAGCGAAGCAGATGCGGGTGACTTATTCCTGTTCGGGTCGCTAGAGCAAGAGTCTCAGGATCTTATTGTTTTAAGCATCGAACCATCAAACAATAACAATGCGCGTATTACGCTAGTTGATTATGGGGTTACCACTGGCTATAATATTTTTAATGACTACCCTACACTAAGCGCTAGTACCGTATTTGAATCGCAGATCACGTTACCACCATCACTACAAGTGCAAGGATTTGGGACTAAGACTCCACAAATTACTGGATTTGTAAGTGATGAGTCTGTAATGGAGCGCATATCTAAGGGCATTTATAAGTACAATATTAATGTAGCGTATGTAAATGCTCCCGCACTACCAAATAATGCAGATGTAATCGAAGTACAATATGACCTACTTAGCGCACAAAATACAGTAAATACTAAATCTGTATTTGTTCCATTCCAAAATGGATCTGCTAATATTGGGGATGTAAAAGAAGGCGAAACGTACAAAATACGTATGAGATATTGTGGACAAAATGGCGTACTAGGTAACTGGTCTAGCTATAGTAGTCATACTGTAGTAGGTAAGACTAATCCACCTTCTGATGTTACCGAGTTCACAGCCACATCTGATAAATCTAGTGGGCAACTTTTACTTACTTGGGCAGCCAATCCCGAAGCAGATGTATACACATACGAAGTAAGAACTGAGAATGCTAACTGGAATAGTAACGATGTAAAGCGAGTATTTTATGGTGATTCCACTAGATGTTTTGCCAAATATACAAACAGTGGGCCAGTAAGCTTCTACATTAAAGCAGTAGATACCGCAGGTAATTATAGCTTAAATGCTGTACAGTATAGCTATACTCCTGCAGCTATTCCTAATATCACTAAGATTAATCACGAATACGCAGATACCGCACTTACAAATGCAACAGTTACCCTAAGTTGGGACGACGTAGCTACTTCAGAGTTTACAGTAGCATACTACGAAGTATCCTATGAAGAAACTATCGGGCTTGTTACCTCCACTATAACCAGAACAGTACGAGGTAATAGCGTTATCTTACCAGCTAACTGGGTAGGTACAAGAGTATTTACAGTAAAAACTGTAGATATTCACAACCACAAGTCTTCTGGATTTCAGGACGGCATTGAAAAGTTACCACCAAATCCTCCAGGTAATATAAAGCCACAAGTTATTGATAATAATGTGATGCTTTACTGGACTTTGCCTGCTAGAACTTCGCTTCCTATTGACCACATCCTGATTAAAAAGGGTACCACATTAGAGACCGCGGAATTAGTTGGTGAGAAAAAAGGCGAGTTTACAACAGTTAATGAGCTCCGCGGTGGAGACATTACCTACTGGCTGGCTTGTGTAGATACTGAAGGTATAGCAAGTGACTTTGTGTCTGTAAAAACCTCTGTATCCGAACCACCGGATTTCGTATTCAATGATGAGTTTGTAGACGACTTTTCTGGCACTAAATCTAATGCTACATTTGATGGTGCACTACTGGTATTACCGGTTAATACAACCGAAACTTTCCAGGATCACTTTACAACGCGTAGTTGGGACAGCCCAGAAGACCAAGTTGCTGCTGGGTTTCCCGTTTACATACAGCCGTCAGGCGGCTCAGGTTACTATGAGCGAGTATTTAACTTTGGGCAACCACTAGGTTCGAGTCGTGCTACCTTTAGCTATAAAGGCACTGTTATTGCAGGTACACCTACGGTAACTTATACAATGAGCCTATCACTAAACGGTGTAGACTACACTACCTATGAGGGTGCAAGTGAGGTATTCGGTAACTTTCAGTACGTTAAAATACGTATTAATGTAACTGAACCTACCAACAAAGGTCTTTATGCTATCGAAAGTATTCGCGTACGATCTGATGCCAAGATAAAAAGTGACGCGGGCAATGAAACAGCAACTATAGCAGATACACTAGGTACAATCGTAAATTTCAACAAAGAGTTTATTGATGTACAAAGTGTAACAGTATCACCATCGGGCACTACTCCAGCTAATGCTGTGTACGATATAAAGGACTCGGTAGCTAGTGGTACTTATACAGTTGTAGCTAATGTGTGTACCGTTACAATAACAAATCATGGCTTTATTACTGGCCAAAAAGTAAAGCTATTTGTTGGCTCTGGTAGTGCTGTTAGTGCAGTATACACTATTACTGGATATACCACAAATACGTTCACAGTTAGTATGGTTACCCCCGATACTTCAGGTAACTTAACACTATATCCACAATCCATGAGAGTTTACTTATTTGATAGCTCAGGGAATCGGGTATATTCACGCTTTTCATGGGCAACTAAAGGATATTAAAAATGGCAGATCATACAAAGCCATCAGTTACAAGCAACTACTCCCTGTTTGTAAATGAAATGAGCGATAGGTTCAATGACCTAGCAAGGGGATTAAGCTCTAGTACTACATCCCCAACCAATCTACCAACTAACTCAATCCGTCTGTATCAGGATCTTACCACTACCAAGTGGCAAAAGCTAACAGCGACTGGTTGGGAGGATTTAGCTGCTGCTTATGCTATAAGCATAAGTGGCAATGCTGCTACTGTCACAAACGGTGTTTACACTACTGGTGCTTACTCAAACCCTACTTGGCTTACCGGTCTTGCAGGTAGTAAAATATCGGGGGATATAAGCGGAAATAGTGGTAGCACTACTAAATTGGCTACTGCCCGAAATATAAATGGTGTAGCTTTTGATGGTACAGCAGCTATTAGTATTAACTTAAATAATAGTGTTACGTTTAGCAATGCTGGTAGTGGAGCAGCTAGTGGTAGTGCTTTTAATGGGGGCTCCAATATAACTATTAGTTATAATAGTGTTGGGGCACCAAGTACCACAGGCGCAGGTGCTAGCGGTACTTGGGGTATCAGTATTACGGGCAGTGCAGCATCTGCTACTAACGCAACTAACATAGCCATCAGTAATGATACTACTAATGCTGCCACCGTATATCCTGTTTGGGTAACCGGTACCAGTAGTGGCACTGGGCTAAAAATATCTAGTACTAAAGTATCTTTTGTACCAAGTAGTGGTATACTAACTGCCGAAGGATTTTCAACTGGTCAATACGCTTTAACAGGTGTA